TGTCTGCGGTAGACAACTTTGAAGAAAGTAATTTGGGGATTACCAGAAAGGTAAATGTCTTGAGCCCCATAAGCGACAAGTTGCATAAGTCCTCCACCCATGTTTTATTTATAATATACAGAGAAAAAAATTCTATTTAAAATTTAATTTACGCACAAATATAAAAGATTAAACCATGACGAAGGATAAAAATAAACGTCAATGTAATTATAAGGTTAGTTCAAAAACATTAGATTTAAGACATCAAACTCAAATGAAAGATTTTTATGAAAGTAAATTTCAATTAGAATTTTATATGTCAGACCTTAAAGAATTAAAGACTAAACATGATATGTTGATAAAAATAGAAAAAAAAAATATAGAAGACAGTGAATTAGTTGAAATAATAAACTTGAAAGATAGAATATATGAATTAGAAAAGTTGGTTGAATCAATATCAAAAAATACTGATGAAATAGAGTATTTCATTAATACCGGTGATGTATTATTTGAGTATTATTCATTGCTAGAAAATTCAAACATTATAAATGTAAATACGAACAAAAAATCTGTAACACATAATTCAAACAATAAAAAAAAATGTGTTATAGATTTTTTTTACAATAAGAATAATAATACAGATATAAGTATAAATGAAAATAATAGAGCTGAATTGTTAGATAAATATCTATCATATACTGATGTAAATTATATTGATAATACTATAAATAATATTGATGCAACAGTATGTTCTCATTGTGGTGAAGATAGTTTAATTTTTAACGTTAATGAAAGTATTTATTGTTGTCAAAATTGTAATACGATTGATAAAGTTATTACAGATAATGAAAAACCATCTTATAAAGATCCTCCTAAAGAAATAAGCTATTTTTCATATAAAAGAATAAATCATTATACAGAGTGGTTGAATCAAATTCAAGGTAAAGAAACTACAGAAATTCCTGATGAAGTATTTGATAATATTATGAAAGAACTCAAGAAACAACGAATATACGATTTGAAAGATATTACACGTGAAAAGATCAAAGATATTCTTAAGAAATTGAAAATAAATAAATATTATGAACATGTTCCATACATTTTGAATAGAATATCTGGTAATCCTAATCCTCATCTATCGCCAGAACTAGAAAATAAATTAAAGCAGATGTTTAAAGAGATCCAAGTGCCATTTTTAAAATACAGTCCTTTAAATAGGAAAAACTTTTTATCTTATTCATACGTCATTCATAAATTTATTCAATTATTGGGACAAACAGAATACTTATCATATTTTCCATTACTGAAAAGTAGAGAAAAATTACATCAACAAGAACAAATATGGAAAAAAATTTGTGATGATTTAGGTTGGGAATTTATTAGAAGTATTTAGATGCTTAAGCAGATACTTTCATTTGTTGTGTAGATGGAAATCCAACAAGGTTAGCACCAATACCCATACCGGCACCTTGTCTAGCACTAATACCTATAGAGGGAGCAAAAAGGTCCAGGAGACTGAATGTGGCGGCAGCGATGAAACCGATAAGTACTATTTCATCCATATTTTTCTTTTTGCCGGGGAACATGAAAGCTGCTGTCGAAACAACGAGACCTTCGAGAAGATATTTAAACATTCTAATGAGTACTTCGATAAAATCAAAACGAGGAGAGTTCATTATTTATTCTATATAGATAAAAAAAATTATTTAAGACTTATTATTTTTATTTAATCAAATACAATATGATCCCAGTTCAAGAAAAAGACCTTTTAGAGCAAGATCCAGTAATCCGTGGTCAAACATACGTGTGTATGTCATTTTTAAGTCCAGAAGAAATCATCAAAAATAAAGATATATATTATTTTGAGAACTACATTCAACATGTATCCAAAAAATTGAATGAACTCGTTAATGGTCTTAAAGAACAATATAAATCTGATAGTGATAAATTTAGAAGTATTAAAGAAGAATTCGAATATCTCTTTAAACCTGAAAAAATTCACGAGGAATTTAATGTATTCTCTCAAAACAACAAAGAAGTTCTCGATGCTGAATTGAACAATAAATATGGTTTTCAAACAAACATTCGAGGTATTAAAGTTAGAGGTGTTTATGAATCTATTGAAGAAGCCAAAGTACGTTGCGAGCAGCTAAGAAAACTTGATAGAGATAAATTCCCTATTTATATTGGAGAAGTTGGCTGCTGGTGTCCTTGGAATCCTAACCCGAATGAAATCAAAGATCAAGAATATGCTATTGATTCACTCAACACAATGATGCATGAATATGATAAAAATATTCAATCTAGAAATGAACATTATGCTGAACGTAAAGCTGAATTAAAAGAAAGAATTGAAGTGAATGAAAAAGAAAAAGAAGCCCAACGTGCATTTAAATCTAATAACAATGACGACAATGACGACAATGACGACAATGACGACAATGATAAAGCAGATGAACTTGTTGAATCATTAGAAAATACTAACATAGAACAAATAAAAAACAGTCTTATGGAAAATGTTCATATTGTTGAACAATAAAAAATTAAAATATGGGTTTATATAAAATGTTCTTTGAACTAGCTATACTAAGATCGCTAAATTCAGAAGAGAAAAAAGAAGCTTTTTCCGAAGATAAATCAAGCAAAATGTATGAAATTTCAGTGTTCATATTTATCATAATGTATATATTAATTATATTTGTTTTATGGGTCAGAGTTGTGATATCTGCCTTCCAATGTGGAACAATGGAAGGTTTAAGTTCTTTTATTTTCCCTTCTTTTTATTCTTTATACAAGTTTGGTGATTTAATTAAATTATCATGTAATCAACTTTATTAAAATAATATTTTAAATAGTAATAACATGAATGTATTAATAGTGTCTTTTTTATTTCTATCCATGTTTTTGATAGTATCAGGGATTTATGAAGAAAAAATTCATAAGTTAATGAAACAACAAAAAGTAAAATATGAATATATACCCGCTCCTACATTTGATGCAATGTTAAAAGAATCAAATGAAATCATTAATCATTAATTACTAATTTTCAAAATCTCTTAATGGTATTTTTTTTACTGTTTTTGTTATATTTTTTAAAAAAATGATCTATTAATAAAAATTTGTTATCATACTATTCTCGATTCACAGTTACAAAAATGAATCCTACCTACAAAGCTTTCGTTAAAGAATTGACCAATGACATGGACAAATTTCAAAATACTGGTATAATATCCGAGGATACATTGATAGATAAATATAGTTTTAATCACCCATTGATACATAAATCTATCATTATGAAAGTTGTTAGACACAATTGGAAACTTGTTCCAACTAGAATAGGATTGTATTAATGATAATCTTGTAATGACACCTGATAGCCTAATAGCCTAATATTTTTTTGTTTTTTCTACCCTGATTCTGGGCCCTTTAGATTTAGCTTTTAATTTACTAGGATCATAATTATCCTCTACATCATCGTCATTAGACGAAATATTTTTACTGACATCCCAATAATGTTGTAAACAAATTTTAAAATCATTGTGTGTATCTGCTTTATACCAAAAAACTGTATCTTCGAGTTTGTTACTTTTAGTTGTGTTATCAATAACAAGGCATTCGTAATTTTCAGTACATTGATCCATGACTTGGCAGAATACTTCAAATGTTGGGAACATACCTGCATAATTATCATAAATTCTTTTCCTATTCGCAACAATATTCTCACGGAGAATGAATATATAGTCAATATTAGTTCTTAGATTAGGAGGAATACCTAAAGGATATTGCATACTAATGATGAAGAACATTTTTAAATGTCTACCATTCATAAATAATGCTCTAACATTGATATCTTTTGTCCACGATGAATCGTATAAACAATCATCTAAAATAAGAAAAGCACGTGGGTCTAATTGAGATCTGTTTGCACCACCATACATTTCATTCTCTTTATTTATTTTCTTCAAAATCATCTTTTGTCTCTTAACAGTATTATCAATAATATCATGCTTATATTCATCATGAATAAATATTTTTGGAATTATGTTTTCATAAAAATGATTTGCAGATTCAGTCCCAGATATAACAGTTCCTATCGGTAAATTTGTATGATGATATAATAAATCACGAATCAAGAAACTTTTACCAGTATTACGTTTTCCTATCATTACTACAACTTTATCATCAGTAATTTGTGAAATATCGAATTTTTTTAATTCAAGTTTCATGTTATAATTATTATTGATATATATATTATATATAAAAGAGATTACGCAGTATTATAGATATAATTATTGATTGATATAAAAATATGAATATTTAAATACAACGAAAAAATACAATGTAAATCATCAAATGAATTGTAAAATAAGTTGTAGTTTTGGAGAAATAATTGACAAGGTTTCCATATTAAATATAAAAAAGGTAAAAGCGACAAATAACAATGTAAGAATAAACATTAAGACCGAATTGGAATTGATAGAAGGCGATAATCCGCTTGTTAAAAAAAAAGATGAGCTATTTGATTTATTATATGAAATAAATAAAAAATTATGGGAATTAGAGGACAACATACGTTTAAAAAGTTTAAAAAAAGAATATGACGAAGAA